ACGGTTGTTCTGAATCAAGCTCCGGTAGCGGCGTTTGGTGCTAGTGCAACGCTGGTGTTTACCCAGTTCCCCGAGCTGCTTGTTAAGCTCAACTTTGGCCAGCATGAGTATTACGCTGCCACTGCCACGGCCTAAAGGAGTTAAATCATGGCTATTTCACGTGCACAACTACTGAAAGAACTCCTGCCGGGGCTTAACGCACTGTTCGGTATGGAGTACAAGCGTTACGGTGAAGAACACAAAGAGATCTACGAAACCGAGACCTCTGAGCGTTCGTTTGAAGAGGAAACCAAGCTGTCTGGCTTCTCCGCCGCTCCGGTGAAGAACGAGGGCAGCGCGATTGCTTATGACAACGCGCAAGAAGCTTGGACCGCTCGCTACAACCACGAAACCATTGCAATGGGTTTCTCGCTGACCGAAGAGGCTATCGAGGACAACCTGTACGACAGCCTGTCGTCCCGGTATACCAAAGCACTGGCTCGTGCCATGGCGTACACCAAGCAGGTCAAGGCTGCTTCTGTTCTGAACAACGGCTTTAGCTCCGCTGTTACTTACGGTGACGGTGTAAGTCTGTTCTCGACGGCGCATCCTCTGGTCTCTGGTGGCACCAACAGCAACCGTCCTGCGGTTGCGGCTGACCTGAATGAAACCTCCCTTGAGGCGGCTGTTATTCAGATCGCTGGTTGGACTGATGAGCGTGGTCTGCTGATCGCTGCCAAGCCCCGTAAGCTTGTTGTTCCCCCGTCGTTGATGTTCGTTGCAACCCGCCTGCTTGAAACTGAGCTGCGTGTAGCTACTGCTGACAACGACGTTAACGCTCTGAAGTCCATGGGTTCCATTCCTGAAGGTTATACGGTCAATCACTTCTTGACCGATACCAACGCTTGGTTCCTGACCACTGATGTTCCTAACGGGCTTAAGCATTTTGTGCGTACGCCTCTGCAGACTTCAATGGACGCCGACTTCGATACAGGGAATGCTCGCTACAAGAGCCGCGAGCGATATTCTTTTGGTGTTTCTGACCCGTTGGGCATTTACGGCTCGCCCGGAGCCTAAGTGCTTGTAAACTAAGGAAGTTTTCTTAGTTGGAGAGGCCCCCTTGCGGGGCCTTTTCTTTTGCTATATCATTCCCCGTGTCAAAACTCATGGGGGTAAAAATGGAGTATCCGAAAACTCGTTCTGAAGCGAAAGCTACAGGTGCTACGCATTACTTCACAGGTTTGCCGTGTGTTCGTGGGCACATTGCTTTGCGCAAAACTAAAGGGTCATGTGTTGAGTGCATGAAGGAAGACTGGCAGATTGATAACGAACGCCGTAAGCAGTTACCTAAATCTGAAGCGGCTAAGGAAGCTGGGCGTAGGTACTACGCAAAAAACAAAGAGCTTGTGAAAGCTAGAGCTAGCCATAGGCCAGCGGAAGAAAAACGCAGATCTAAAGATAAATGGGATGCACTGCATCCTGAAGACCGCAAAGCTAGAAACAGTAACCGTAAGCGCCGCCATCGTACGGCAACGCCAAACTGGGTCACCGATGCGCAAAAGCGCCAAATGAAAAATTTATACGCAGTGGCGCAACGGCTTACACAAACCACTGGCGTGCGTTATGTGGTGGATCACATAATCCCTCTGCGTGGTGAAAATTGTTGTGGGCTTCACGTGCCATGGAACCTGCAAGTCATTACGCAAGATGAAAACTTGCGCAAGTCCAATAAGCTTGTTGACACCCCCTCCACAACCTGATACAACATCGTTATCCCAGGGTCAACCTGCGTACCAGACAGTCCTGGCTGACGGCATACAGACTGGTGCGCACACTTAGTATGCGAGGATCGAATGGCTAATACCACCTTCTCCGGCCCGGTGCGGTCACAGAACGGATTCCAAACTGTATCTATTAATTCTTCAACTGGCGCAGTTACTGTAGCTGCGGTGTCGCTTGGTGCCTCTGGTATCGTAGCTACCCCCGTGTCGCTGGCTGATGGTAATGCTTCTTTGACTGCTGCAACGAACGGTGGTGGTGTTGTTAACATCGTGCCCAACGGCACCCAAGACAATACTTACACTCTCCCCGCGCCTGTTGCTGGTACGTCTTTCACGTTTGTGTATGGCGGTGGTGCAGCGGATGCCACGGACTTCATCATCAACACGGGTTCAGACACCAATTACTTTATTGGTGGTGTGATGTTTAATGACACCGATGATGGTGCTGCTTCGGTTGTGTTCTCTGACGGTAACTCCAACAGCAAGCTTCAAGTCAATGTACCTGCTGCTGCCCAGATCACTGTAGTTGCGTTAAACAGTACGAACTGGCAAGTTTGGGGTATCGTGGCTGGTGCAACTGCTCCTGCGTTCGCTGACCAGTAATAGGGGGCCGACATGGCGACCCAGCAATATGATGTATGGTCCGTATCGCCAAAAGCTGATGCGGATTTTTATGTGGTCTCAGTGACCCCCTCGGGGGCTGGAGCTTTGGGGTTGGTTGCAAATACCCCTGGCATCAATGGGTACGGCTATAAAGTATCTATTACGTCAGTGGCTGATGAGACCACCAAAAACTTTACCATTACTGGTATTCCGGTTGGGTCTACCCAATCCGTCACTGAGGTAGTTGCAGGCGGTAACAACACGACTGTTTACTCTACTAATTACTTTGCCACGGTCACAAGCATCACGGTCAGTGCTGCAACGGCTGGTGCAATTACGGTTGGGTATGGCGGTGCTTTGGCTTTGCCCAGGTGTCGCATTAAAGGCGTGTATTACGTTGGCGCATCCAATGCGGGCAGTATTTCAATCAGTGATGCCAACTCAAACCCTTCGCCACCCAGGTTGTACATGGATACTCCGGGGTCTGTAACGACCTCAAGCAGTCTATACATGGCAGCTGAAGGTATTTTGGTTGGGCAAGCTCAGTATGGATATGCAATTGTTACCTTGGATCAAGTTACCAAAGTAACTCTTATTTGCGGGTGATGTATGGCTAAGACTCCGGCGTGGCAGCGCAAAGAAGGTAAGAACCCCTCTGGCGGTCTTAATGCTAAAGGACGCGCTAGCTACAACAAGGCTAATCCTGGGAAGCCGGGATTAAAACCGCCACAGCCGGAGGGCGGATCTAGGCGTGATTCATTCTGTGCCCGGATGAAAGGGATGAAGAAGAAACTTACGTCTGCCAAAACAGCCAAAGATCCAAATAGCCGTATTAACAAATCTTTGCGGGCGTGGAATTGCTGAAATGAAAGATACCGCTCCTGAAACTGGAAAGATGGTGCTTGATGGCTTGTCCATTGTGACGGTCGTTGGTACCTTAGTCGATATGTTGCCATCTATTGCTGCGCTTTTTACGATCTTGTGGACTGGTATCCGCATTTGGGAAACCGACACCGTGCAACGTATTCTTGGTCGAGGTGAAAATGCCCAGCAAGACGAAAGCTCAACACAATCTGATGGCGATGGTCGCAAATGACCCTGCTGCCGCTAAACGCCTTGGTATCCCACAAAGGGTTGGCAAGGATTTCATGCAGGCCGATAAAGGCCGTAAATTTAACGAGGGTGGTGACATGAAAGAATCCAAGGCAATGATGGGCAAAGAGGTTGCCTTCATGAAGAAAAAAGGCGCTCCGAAGTCCATGATTAAACATGAGATGGCTGAAGCCAAAGGCATGAAAAAAGGCGGTTATGCAGGCGGCGGCATGCCCATGGTTGAAAAAGACGGTAAACGCGTTCCGGCGTTTGCTGCGGACGGCGTTGGCAAAATGAAACACGGTGGCATGGCCAAAAAGATGATGGGTGGCGGCATGGCCTACTCTGCTGGCGGCTATACCAAAGCGGCTGACGGTATTGCACAAAAAGGCAAGACCAAAGCAAAACAAGTCAAGATGGCTTATGGCGGGAAGTGCTGACATGGATAAGATGTCGCGTGATCGACGTAAAGAGAAAACCCGTAATCTGGGTTCCATGAGGGGGGCAACGCCTCCTGACATGAGTGAGAACGAAGCAGCAGCTCGTGATGCAGAAGCCCGCGCTGCTCAGGCTCGTGAGATGTCGATGATGCCCGCCCCCGGTGTGGCTGAACGCGCTATGGAAGAAGTACGCCGTGAGCGTGAGCGCACTCAGATGGGCGAAGCCTATGATAAAGCCATGAAGGGTTACAAAGGCGGTGGCTACGTCAAAGCTGCAGATGGCTGCGCCAAACGTGGCAAAACCAAAGGCCGGATGGTGTAAACATGATGTCGTCACGCGGGATGGGCGCAATTAACCCAAGCAAAATGCCCAAAGGCAAACTTAAGAAGCGCCGTGATAACACGGACTTCACAGAGTACGCTGAAGGCGGTAAGGTATCCCGCGTGAACGAAGCTGGAAACTACACCAAGCCTGGGATGCGCAAGAAGCTCTTTGAGCAAATCAAAGGGCAGGCAGTGCAAGGCACCGGAGCAGGCCAGTGGTCAGCGCGTAAGGCACAGCTTTTGGCTAAGCGCTATAAAGATGCTGGTGGGGGGTATAGAGATTGAAAGCTCCGCAGCAGTCTTTGAAAGATTGGACCGCTCAAAAGTGGAGGACTCGCAGTGGTAAACGATCTTCTGACACGGGTGAAAGATACCTTCCAGAGGCTGCTATCAAAGCTCTTTCCCCCCAGGAATACGCAGCAACAACCCGAGCAAAGCGCGCAGGAAAAGCCAAAGGTAAACAGTTTGTAGCTCAACCTAAAAGCATTGCTAAGAAAACGGCAGGATATAGATGACAACCTCCGGCACTACTGCGTTTGACTTAGACTTCACGGAGATTGCCGAGGAAGCCTGGGAGCGTGCTGGCCGCGAAATGCGTTCGGGCTATGATTTGCGTACGGCCCGACGGTCCATGAACTTGATGACCATCGAGTGGCAGAATCGTGGTTTGAATATGTGGACGTTTGATCAGGGCACACTAACCCTGACACCCGGTTTGAACACTTATGCGCTTCCT